ATAAAGAAGATATGTGGCGTCAGGTTACATTTAGTGTAAGTGCTAAACTAAGTTGTTCAGGTGAAGCACGTCATGAAGCTATTCGACCAGACGTTGTTTGCGAATATGAAGAAGTTGGCTACACGTATCTTAAGTTTGTAGTAGCAACGGAAGAAGATGCAGAGGAAGCAATTGAAACAACAGACATATACAGAGCCGAAGGGTTTACAGGACCAGTTTATCTTATGCCAGTTGGCGGGGTGGAGTCTGTTTATACTCTTAATAATCGTCGTGTAGCAGAATTAGCTATGAAGAATGGCTTGCGTTATAGCGATAGATTGCAAGTGCCATTATTTAAGAACGAGTGGGGAACCTAATGTTAAAGAAATTTTTTAAAAAGATTACAGGCTTACAAGCCTTAGAAGATGCTAAAGTACAGGCACAAGCAGAAGCTAAAGCCGCTGAAACTTTAGCACAACAAAAAACAGAAGAATTAAGATTAGCAACACTTAGTCCTAAAGAACTAGCTACAGAAAAAGGTGAACCTTGGGTCGCAGTACTAGATACAAAAGTCAATAAGGATAATGTAAGGAACGGTTTCTTTGAATTAGACTGGAACGAACATTTTATTGTTGAACTTAAAAAATCAGGCTACGGCTTTGAAGGTGACCCAGAAGAAGAAATTGTGGATCGTTGGTTCAGAGATTTAGCACGTAATATGCTAGCCGAAGAAGGTATGGACACATCAAGGGGTGCTGGCTATATTAACGTAACTAAACTATCAGGCGGTAAAGCGGCTGTAGAATGAGAATTGTAGAAAAAACAGAATATATCGACGTCTATGATTGGTCGTCTTTAATCAAGCAACAAGATATGGATCAATTAAAAACTGTTGCTAAACAGATTATTGATTCTGGTAACTACTTTCAAAACAGTCCAAAATATCAAACAAAAGAAAACTTATTTGCACGACCAGAACCAGTGTTCTTGCAAATGCGTCAAAGTTTCATTTACAGTTGTTTTATGTTTTTGGGACGAGAAGTACGAATTAAAAACATCATGAGCTGGGTGTTTATGACCAGTGCCGCAGATGCCGAAGATAGAGATAACATGTGGCACAATCATCATGTTAGCGACAACGATGGTACTACAGACACCGTCAGTGGAATTTGGTATGTACACATTCCCCAAACTTCAAATCCAGATTTATCTGGAACAGAGTTTGCTATGGATTATCCAAATTTCAAAGACACTTTCTTCCTAAAACCAAATAACTTGACTTGGAACGTATATCCTAGTAAACTATGGCATAGACCTGGTATTACAGACAGCAATGAATACCGTTTTGTTTTTGCCGCAGACATGGAATATTATAAATGACATACATTTTGGTTGATACAGCCAACACATTCTTTCGTGCTAGACACGTAGTTCAAGGTGCCGCCGACATTAAGTTGGGCATGGCATTCCATATCACTTTTAACAGTATTAAGAAAGCGTGGCAAGACTTTGAAGGCAAACATGTAGTGTTCTGTCTCGAAGGTCGAAGCTGGCGTAAGGACTATTATGCTCCTTATAAACGCAATAGACAAGAAACTCGTGCGGCAATGACACAAAAAGAACAAGATGAAGACAAATTGTTCTGGGAAGCATTTGACGAGTTTAAGAACTTTATTAGCGAGAAGACTAACTGTACAGTATTACATCATCCGCAATTAGAAGCAGATGATTTGATTGCTGGCTTTATTCAAAGTCATCCAAACGAGAAGCACGTGATCATTAGTACAGACAGCGATTTCTATCAGCTGATCGCTCCAAACGTAAGTCAATATAACGGTGTACAAGAACACCACATTACACACGAAGGTATCTTTGATGCAAAAGGCAAACGTGTTAAAGACAAGAAAACAGGCGAAGATAAAGTTATCCCAAACCCAGAATGGCTCTTGTTCGAGAAATGTATGCGTGGTGATACCAGTGATAATGTCTTCTCGGCGTATCCAGGTGTGCGTGTTAAAGGCACTAAAAACAAAGTGGGTCTTACTGAAGCGTTCGAAGATCGTAAAGCCAAAGGATTTTCGTGGAACAATCTCATGCTTCAGAGATGGGTTGACCACGAAGGAAAAGAACATCGTGTGCTAGATGATTATGAACGTAATCGCAGACTTATTGACTTGAGTCATCAGCCCGACGACATTAAACAACTAATCCGAAATACTATCGATATTGACTGTGTTCCAAAAGATGTTACACAAGTTGGTATTCGTATGTTAAAATTCTGCAACGCATGGGACATGAAAAAGATTGCAGACAACATACAAACGTATGCTGAACCGTTCCAAGCAAAGTATCCAGATAAATCTGTTACAATGCGTAAAATACTAATGGAGAATTAAAATGTCACAACTAAGCAAATTAGCAAAAGTAAGCGAATCTATCACTATCAATCGTTACGACAACGGCTGGATGATTGAAATTGGTGGTCGCAATAAAAAGGACGATTGGGCAACTACTAAAACTATCTGTAATACAGAGGCAGAAGTACTTGACTTAATTAAAGAATACAACACAATGCCTTTAGACGTTTAAGGAGAACACTATGGCTACCTGGACAGTTAAAACACACTACAAGAAATCTTGCGAACAACACGAACATTATGTTCAACGTGAAGGCAATGGTAGAATTTTAGTAACTGATGGATTTCGTTTTGCAGAATTTACTGTAGAAACGAGCGATGATAATTTTCCACAGTTTGAATTTATCGAAGTACCAGGTGGCAATGGTAAGCGAGATAGCCTAGACATGTATAGCCTCGAAGGCAACAACATTGAAAGTTCAGAACTAGTTGAAATGTTCGATGGTGGTTGCTGGGGCGATACTGAAATCGAAGGTATTGACGATGAAGACGAAGTCGAAGAGCTTGAAGAGTTTATTAGCGAAAACGGTGCATACGCCCTAGAAGACAAAGGCGACTGGTACTTAGAAGATACAGAAGTGTATGTATGGGGTCCATTGTCAGTAACTAATGATGAAACAGGTGAAGAACGTATTATTATCGCCGATGATGATGGTAATGTAATTGACTTTGTAGAATAATATGTCTAAAGTATACCTAATCAAACCTTTACACAAAAAGAGCATTTGCTGGCATATCGAAATGTACCGCGAAAATGCGGATGGCACAATCAGCTGGGTCAACATCGATGATCACTATCGTTGGGGGCAAGGGTTTGTTGAAGAAGATATGGATTGTAATTTGCCGTTGGAAGGCGATATACAAGCACATGCTCGTACAGACTGCGGCTGGGGGTCGGAACTAGATGACCAACATGCTTGCTGGTTCGAGTATAGCGATGACTTTACAGACGAACAAAAAGAAGAGTTTGAATCTTCATATCACGAAGGTGGTGCAGGTTGGTTATTTGACGGCGAACATGATTGGCAAGTCGAAGACGACTACTTGGTAATTGATGCTCCGTATCAAGTTAGCCTATGCGAAGATGATGGTACTGTTATTGAAGAAAATGTCAAACTGCGTACTAGAGAAGAACTTGCTGAATCCGTACGCAAATGGCAAGAAGAGAATAAACATAATCAATGGCCGTTTTCTACTACAGAGGATACAGAAAAATGAAATGTAATACATGCGGTGACCAGATTAAAGTAGATTGCGATTGGAGACAAGGTCGTTGTCCGCATCGCGAGCCTATGTTGACAGATTACCATATGAGATTTTATAATCTATGGCAAAGTATTAAAAACTTTTTTACAAAGGGTGACTGCGATTGCGGTCATAAACACTAATGACAGAGATACACGCAAAGCCAATCGTAGATGGCAAATTTTGGATTGTTGAGCAAGACGGTGAAAAGATTGCCACACTACATAAGAAAGAAAACAACAAGTTTGTCTTGAGTAGTACTAACGGTGAAATGTTCTTTAATAAGAAAGACGACTTAACTAAACAGTTTGGCAACGACTTTTTCTTAAAAAGCAGTAAGGTTAAACTTACATCAGCAGACCCACACGAGTGTCACGGTTATCCAACTAGTTGTAAACCTTATAATGCGATGTATGACGTACAACGTAAATTACCATTGTTTACTAAATCGAATGCCAGCAAGAGTTTGTACTGTGCAGGACATTATGTTATTAAATTTAATAAAGGTTGGGTCAAATCGTTTTGTCCTAAACTAATTACAGTTGAACGAAATCCATACAAAGGCCCGTTTAAGAGTAAAATTGAAATGAAGGCAGTGTTGGCAAATGCAAAATCAGATTAATTTAACGCCTGTAACACAGTTTATTCAACAGGTTCGTGTAGCAGAACAAACACAAAGTCGTGAAGTAAAATTAAGTATACAGCAAGCAAGGGCATTAACTCTTGCTCTTGCTGAAATACAAGATAAACTACTACAAGACTATGAAACCTTGTTTAATGAGCTTAAAAAGAGCCAAGATACTGAAGTTATTACAGTAACAATGGATGGCGGAGGCTTTAGCGAGTCGAAATAAGAGATAAATATATACGTAGTTAATTAACGGATTACGTATATATGAGTAGACCAAAGCCAAAAATATTGTTAGAACATACTAACAAAAAGACATACAAAGCAGAACAGATTTTAGAAGCCGAAGCGATTTGGGCTGTATTCTACAAGAATGAGCCGTTTAACCTTAAGAGCTTTAATAGCCTAACAAGCTATCCTGGACCTAAATACAAAAAAGTAAGTTTTAGTAATCCTGGCCACGCACACAATTTAGCTAAAAAACTAAATCTCACATTTGGTACAACTGACTTCCAAGTTGTTAAGCTAACTAGCGGCACAGTAGTACAATGATCTCTCGTGATACATTAACAAAGATATTTCTACAACAATGGGGCAAAACCATTGATGAAACGAATGTTAATATGTATTCACGCACATGGTGGCAATCAAATCGAGTAGGCAAAGATAACGCATTTCGTTTAAGCGATAAAGGATACGAATTCCTAGTCGGCGAATTGGGTTTGAAAGAGTACGAGATTCCATTTACCGAACCAATCGAATTAAGTCCGCAAACGATTATCTTTTTGGAAAGATACATTGATTGCCCGTATTACTTAACCAACCAAAGTATTACAGTATTTTCCGAAAAAAAGAGCTTCGAACTCTACTTATTTTCGGACGATATCCGCAAATTTGGGCTCATAAAAGCCATGAATGAGCGCCAAAAAGAAATAGATAGCGAAGATAACAGTTGACTTTCCTGGCGGTTTATGGTATAATATACACATAAACAATTTTTTACCCCGCCCTAAACTTAAAGGAAAAAGCAATGAGCGAAGTTATTAGCCGCACAGTTGGACCTAAAAACGCAAAAAAATCCCTGCGTAAAGCGTTCAAGAACAAACGTCCAATTTTCTTGTGGGGT